CAATTCGAGACTATGCACGAGATGGGGCAATTTGAAACTGGTTATGGTGTCATTGTTCAAGGGTTGCTTGTTGTTGATGTTGATGCAAGAAATGGCGGGGTTGAATCATACGAAAGATTGTGTAAAGAGTTATCAATAGACCTATCAAGCGCTGCTGGCTTAGTTGTTGCCACTGGCTCAGGCAACGGCTCGCTACACGTTTATTTTAAGTTAGAAAAAAGCCAGTCGCTCGCACAGTCGCTTCCGCAATATCCAGGTATTGATTTTAAAACTAGCGGCTTTGTCGTTGGTGCTGGCTCCATGCACAAGTCAGGCAACACCTATGAGGTTATTTCAGGTCACCCAGACAATATCACATCAGCGCCATCCGCACTTGTTGAGCTACTGAAAAAGCCAGAGCAATACCGCGCCACCACATCTATGGGTAGCATTGACGTCAGCATTGATGATGTTCGTGCGATTTTATCCTACGTTGATGCTGATTGTGATTATGACACTTGGATCCGCGCAGGCATGGCCATCAACCACACGCTTAATGGTGACGGCTTCGACGTTTGGGACGATTGGAGCAAGCAAGGCAAGAAATACCCGGGCTACCCACAATTAGAAAAGCATTGGCACTCATTCGGAAAAAGTTCAACACCTGTGACGCTAGGAACTATCATCCACTACGCAGAGCAGAACGGCTATCAGCAAGCAGTCAATGTCGAGTTCGTTTCTGACTTTATTGATGACGAGCAGCCAGACCTGCTAGACACAAGCGGCATTGACTTAAAAAGACCGCCAGGCTTTGTAGGTGAACTAACAAAGTGGATTAACAGCCAGTGCAGATACCCTAGAGAGTCGCTATCAGTTGCCGCAGCACTTACCGCAGTTGGCAACATTGGCGGGCTACGCTATCAAGATGGCCGCGACAATATGTCTGCAAATCTTATGTCGTTTTGCGTTGCTGGCTCATCAACAGGGAAAGAAGCTGTACAGCAAGCGCTTGCAGACTGCCTGAAAGCCGCAGGGGTTGCATCTGCTGTGCATGGCGCTATCAAGTCTGAGCAAGAAATTTTACGCAACCTAACCCGCAACCAAGCGGCTTTTTATGTCATTGATGAGATGGGTATCGTACTCAAAAAGATATTAAACTCCGGCGCAAAGTCTGGCGCGTCATACCTAGAGGGCGTTGTTGGCACCATTATGTCAACATACAGTAAAGCAACATCATTTTTGCCTGTTGGTGGCGACCTGAAAGAAGGCATCAAAACAGACCTAAAAAATGAACTGTCAGCAGCCATGAAAATTATTGACAACAACGAGGATAGAAACGGCATAGCAAAGCGCAGGGCTGACCAGATAACAAGGCAGCTTGCTAATATTGACCAAGGGCTTGAGCGTCCATTCTTGTCGCTTATTGGGTTTACCACACCTGTCACATTCAACGGCTTAGTAGACTTCGAAAACGCAACAAACGGTTTTTTATCACGCGCCATGATATTCGACGAGCCTGAAACAAACCCGAAAATAAAACATAATCATAAAGTACCGCCGCTGCCAGACTCGCTTATGTGTCAATTGGCTAACCTGTGGCGTCCTGGTGAGTTTAGCGTTATCGAAGATACCAGAGTTGAGTATTACGGCGAACGGTCACAAATACAGACGCGCAAAGACGCATCAGAAGCGCTAGACGGAGTTTTAGATTATTTTTGGCGTATGGCTGAGGATGCAAAAGAAAACGGATTGGAGGCCATCCCACGGCGCGGTTATGAGCTTTGCGCGAAGGTTAGTTTTATTCTGGCAATACCTGAAGGCGTCAGAACAGTTGAGCATGTGCGGTGGGCTTTTGCTCTTGCTAAGTCTGACATTAACAGAAAGATGCGGCTTGCTTATGCAAACATGGAAGAAAAGGAAAGTCCGGCAAACTCCATCGGCGCAAAAATACAGTCGATACTGTCAGACTCAGAAAACCAAATCACTCGCGGCGTTCTGGTCAACAGGTGCAGGCCAGCAAAAAAGCCAGACGTCGAAAAAGTCATTGACGAATTAGTCTCAACTGGACGAATAAAAGAGCATTTAAGCGAGAGAAACGCTAAAAAATACACTATATAACCCGCTTCGGCGGGTTTTTTATTGCTAAGTTATTGATTTTAAACTAGATAGCTTAAATAGTGAGGCCTACTAAGCTAATTTTGACGTAAGTTGTTGATTTTAAAGTAAATAGCTTAGTTAGTTAGTTAGTAGCTCCTTAGAGATATATACACTCAAATACAACTAAATAGTAATTAGTATAAATAGCTATAAAGGTATTTTTCAGAAATCTATTAAAACAATATATACAACTATTCAACTAACTTATATTTAAGGTCTTAAAGCCTTATGGCTTATGGGTTTTAGCTTAGTTGTAGACTCAACTATTCTCACTACGCTAACTCATCGGAGCAGTTAAACCAAAAACAAGTGCTACTATTCTGGCAGGTGATTAATTGGAGGGCTTGAGAGATGAAAAAAGAAAAGTGTGACTCATGCGAATTTGTTGGGTTTTTATCAAGCCCATTCGGAGATAGTAAATACGGTTGCTTTTGCGACGCCTGCCTGGACGGTATGGAAGGTGATATTGCAGAGCGCGAAGAATATGATTCGTTAAGCGAGGATTGGTGATATGAAAACTGCACAAGTTTACCAAGATAAAACCGGATACTGGATGATTGTTGATGACAATGGGCGGCAAATTGGAAGGCTTCAAGATTCTGAACTTGAAGCTGTAAAACTTGCAAACGCTTACGGGTATTTGGTTCGGTAATAAAAATTACTTTCAAGGAAAATAAATTATGAAAAAACATTATTGCGTTTGGGGTGTCGATAAAACTTATCGTTGGTTGTGGCAGGCGTCTTTAGTCGCTGGCTACATGGCTTTTAAAAAGCGCTGGAGTGAGGGTTGCGAGAGATGAAACGAATGAACGAGGTATTTTTGTTGCCTGTCGGTATTGACAAATACGGACTTAATGATGCAAGCAACAGAACATTAATTGATGGCTTTGATGCTTTAGAGGTTCATTTAAAGGCGGCAGCACATGCCATCAACAATGTCGATAAACTGGCGGATGCTTTGGAAGAGTCTTTAGCAATGCTATTCATAGCGTATAACCTGCATTACGGCACCGGTATTGATGACCCTGTAATTGCTAAGCTTAGAGCTGTGCTTGATGACTATCGAGGTGAGAAATGACACAGCAAGAATTTGACCAATCAAGATTTTCTTCAAAAGATATCGTCATCTACAGAGGCTCTAAGTACAGAATTAAAACTGTGAATTATTATGAGCGTCTTTTTGGGTTATCTATTTGGTCATCTGATGGTGATTACGATGATGATTTAATATGGGTTCGCTGCGAAAATGTGGAGATTGCGCTATGACTGATAACAACAACCAAACAGCCTGCTCGAAGTATCTTTTCGAGCGTTTCGACTATCGCGTGAACATGTCAGCACTGATGGAGCAGTTAAGTATCACGCATAGCGCTCTAGATTCAGCGCTGTCTGATTTTATGGAGGGTAGGCAAGCAAACCTACAGGGTTTGATTAAACACGCTGCTAGGATGCGCTGTGAGGCTTCTGCGGCGGTGTTGGTTAGGAAATACAATGACAAATGGTTGGATGCTTTAGAGGCTCCTGATTATGAGTAATCCTGGTGCATGGCGCTTAACGCTCCTAACAAAATGCAGCGTAGAGAGAGTTGTTCGAGAGCTTGACGAGGCTTTTATGCGCGTCAACCCAAACCATAAGCGAACAAAGTCTCCGGCACAACAATTTGGTGAAAGCCATAAAAGATGGTTAGAAAATGGTAGGGAGTGCTGAATGACCGGATTACACCAAGCGATAAAAAAGAAATCCCAAAACGGCCTTCTAAAGCTGGCGGACTTAAAGCCGAATAGCAGGGAAGTTGCCAAGCGCATGATTGCGAACGGTGAGCTTGTGGCTAGTGGCGGCGGTTACAAGTGGCATGAGATTAGAAAATGAAAGCCATAAGCGAAACACTTACATTGTGCCTAGCCAGGCGCATAGCACAACAAGACAAGCAGCCGCAACAGGCTGTCATCGTGCAAACCGCAGCAAGACTGCTGCAACAAACGAGCGACCAACTGACTAAGGCGTCGCTGCTTGATTTGATTGCGGCGAGTCCTGGTGATAGACAGCAAATATTGAATGTTGCTGAGCGATTAATTTTAAATAATTTGATTAAATGCTTGCAAAGATAAAATAGCTTGCTATGATGATTGGGAGAGTTAATTTTACTGGATAAAAAATGAATATTTTCTACAACTACGAAAACGTGAGAGACTACATAGAACGCATGTCTAAAAAATATCCGAATCTTAATTGCTCTATTAGCATGGTGGATAGCCACAATCAAGTGTCTGATCTGCAATGCGCTTTAGAAAATGCAAATATTGAAATTTGGGAAAATGGATTTAAAAATTTTGGATGCTTAGATGAGGCTGAGGAGTGTTATTTTGAGGCCGCGTGGCGAGAGTTGTTTTTATGATTCATTACCATGGAGGCCCAATTACTCCAGACCCATGCGCCATAAAAACATGGAAAGGGAGGCACGCATTTGTCAGCTTTGCTGATTTCCGGCAACTCGGATTAGCTGCTGAGATTTGCCAAAGTTTTTCACTTGATAACGGCGCATTTAGCTTCTGGAAATCAGGAAAGACAATTGATTGGTCATTATATTTTAATTGGGTTGATATGTGGCGTAATCATCCAGGATTTGACTTTGCCGTTGTTCCTGATGTTATAGAAGGTACAGAAAAAGAAAATAATGAACTGCTAAATTTATGGCCTTTTAAAAAGCATCAGGCGGCCGCTGTTTGGCATACTAACGAATCAATTGATCGCTTGGTTATGCTGGCCAATGAATGGCCGATAGTGGCAATTGGAAGCTCTGGTGAGTATGACGTTTCGAAGCCTGAAAAATTGATTGATCGAATGGCTGATGTTCTGCCGCATATATGCGACACATACGGCAGGCCAGTTTGCAAATTACATGGATTAAGAATGTTAAACCCTGCTGTTTTTTCAAGATTACCATTGTCATCTGCTGACAGCACAAACGTAGCAAGAAATATTGGCATTGATAGCGCATGGAAAGGCACGTACCAGCCAGCAAGCAAAGAAACTAGGGCTGCCGTTTTAACTGAGAGGATAGAGCAGCTAAATTCAACCGACTCTATAAATTTAATAAAGCAATACAATTTAAAATCTGAAATTCAATTGGATATGTTTTAACTTTGAGAAATAAAATGACAGCCTCCCAACTAGCCAAACAATTAGGCTGCAAAAGCCTGAAGCAAATAACCGACAAGACAGGCACGTCATTGCAGACGCTAACAAACTGGCACCATCACAAGCCTGATTTGTTTTATGTGGTTTGCGTTGGCGTTGCAGAGCTTGCAAGAGCTGCTGATCAACTTGTATTAACTGGAGAGTGAATATGACTATTAAAAATGGTGATTTACCGGCAATGCCAACAACGATATTTCAGCAGATTGGAGATATTGCAGAGTGCCATTCTGCTGGCGGCCTCAACAAGCGCGAAATGTTTGCAATGGCGGCATTGCAGGGTATTTTGTCTTGCGATAATTCGGAGTTTACTAACGTGGCCGCAATTAGCGCAGTGGCACACGCAGACGCATTACTAGCAGAACTGGAGCGCACAAAATGACAAACAAATGGACAGTAAACGGCGTTGAGGCTCCTGCTAGAGCAAACTGCTTCGCATATGGAAAGTTTAGAGATACATCAAAGTTTGATTTTCCAAGGGCGCTAATTGATGGAGTCTGGTGCATAGATAGATATACAACGGTAGATATTTTAAGAGCGTCAGACTACCAAGAGTGCTCAAATCAACCAAGCAGCGACTACGCATTCTGCCTAAGCGAAGCAATCAACAAGCTAAAGCATTGTGCTGATGTAGCGCCTGACGATAAGCGCAAGGATGCGTTGTTGGAGATTGTTGACGGGATTGAGTTTATTAAAAATGCGGAGATATGGCATGATTGAGCAGATGCGGAAAGAGTTTGAGGACTGGGCTAGCAGATATCACGGTGTCGCAAGAATTGGAATGAGCAACGGAGTTTATTCAAATGAATGCGTTAGCCACGACTGGAACGTTTGGCAAGCATCCCGCCAGTCGCTAGTGGTTAAGTTGCCAGAAGTTAAGTTCTGGCTTGGAGATAAATCATTAGAGTGCATAGATGATTTTAAAAAACAGCTTGATGCGGCGGGAGTTAAATGCGAATGAAGTTTCCTCACGATGAAATAGCTCAGTTGATTGCATTTATTTTTATGATTGCATTAATTCTGCTCGTCGCCTTACTCATAAACTAGCCCCACTACGGGGCTTTTTTCATTTCTGCATATGGGCTATACTGAAACCAATAGACAACCTTAGAGGCAAAGACCATGACCGCAAAAAAGAAACCTACACCCACTGAGGCTCCAATAAATAACGAGCTGCAACAAATCCTTGAGCACTTCGGCGAGAACTCTGCAGAATACGCAGAAGCTAAGGCTAAAGCGGAGAGTGAGTAATGCCAGCCCCGAAAGGAAATCAGTTCTGGAAAGCAAGGGCTACGCACGGGAGAGATAAGGCGTTTTCGTCTGCCGAGCTACTGTGGGAATCATGCCAAGAATACTTTCAATGGGTAGAAGATAATCCCTTGTGGGAGAATAAAGTATCTCAGTTTCAAGGTGGCGTCATTGACATGCCAGTTGCTAAGATGCGCGCAATGACTAAGGCTGGATTGTGCTTCTTTTTGGGCGTAGATGATACAACATTTAATAGATATAAGGACTGCGGAGATGAAGATTTTCGCAGGGTCGTATACGAGGCCGAGCAAGTCATATACCAGCAAAAGTTTGCAGGAGCAGCGGCAGACCTGTTAAACGCCAACATCATAGCTCGAGACTTGGGCTTGTCTGATAAAACTCAAACTGAACACTCTGGCTCAATCGACATCAACAAGGCGAGCGACGAAGAATTAGACCAGCGCATTAGAGAATTGTCTAAGCAATGAGTAGAGCTGCAAAGATTGAGCTAATCCGACTGCTTGAGGAAAAAGCAAGAAGAGCCGAAATGAATCAGCTTATCAACCAATACTCTGGGCTTTATGAGTGGCAAAAAAAGTTTATAGGAGCCACCAACGCAAATAGGTCTTGCATGCTAATGGCTGCAAACAGGGTTGGAAAGACAAGGACTGGATTGACAATTGATGCATATCATTTAACAGGCGATTATCCCGACGATTGGAGCGGGCACATGTTTGATCATCCACCTAGGGTTTGGTTGCTTGGCTTTTCAATGGAAAAAACTAGAGACTTGCTACAGCTACCAATGTTCGGCCGCATGGAAGGCGGCGAGTTCATGGGCGGATTAATTCACAAAGAAAGACTGGCAGGATATTACTCGGCGCAGGGCACTTCTGGAGCTATGAGGGAAATTAGGGTAAAGCACAAATCTGGTGGCGAGTCCATTTGCCAGTTCTGGTCTTATAGTCAGGGCGCTCATGCTTTAATGGGAGACTCAGTTGATTGGTATCACATCGATGAAGAGCCAAGAGATAGGGCAATATACCCGCAGGTATTAACTCGAACTGCCACTGGCGATAAAGGTCGTGGCGGCCGTGGAATCCTCACATTTACACCAGAAAACGGCAGAACAGAATTGGTTGTGCAATTCATGGATTCACCAGGCGCCGGACAGTATATCCAGCGTGCAACATGGGATGATGCACTTCACCTTACGCAAGAAACAAAAGAGCAGTTGCTTGCTGGATTTCCTGAGTGGCAGCGTGATATGCGCACTAAGGGCTTGCCTCTTCTTGGCACTGGCCTAATATTCGATATCAAAATACCAACATGCAAGCCATTCAAAATGCCTGACCATTGGCTGATGATAAACGCCATGGACTTTGGGTGGGATCACCCTCAGGCTCATTGTCAATTATGGGTTGACCCAGATGAAGACGTTTGCTATGTCGCTCATTTGTATAGGGCGCAAAAGCAGCAGCCTTATGAAGTATGGCACCGTGTAAAATCATGGGCTAGCAACGTACCGACAGCATGGCCGCATGACGGACTACAGACAGAGAAAGGCTCTGGTCGTACGCAGATGAGCTATTACAAAGAAGCTGGCTGGAACATGCTCAGCAATCACGCTAAATGGCCGGATGGGTCAAACAGCGTCGAACAGGGTATCATGGAGATGTACGACAGATTTAAAACTGGCAAGATGATTGTATTCGACACTTGCCAAGAATTTTTAGATGAGGTTATGCAGTACCACAGGGATGATAACGGAAAGATTGTTAAAGTCGCTGATGATGCAATAAGCTGTGTTCGATACGCATACATGATGCGGCGCTACGCTGAAAGCAAATACCACCTATCACAAGATGATGACGATTACGACAACAACTATAGCGAGCGCGGCAGTCTAGGATATTGATTAGAATTAAAGCTTTTCAACCTCGCAGCGCTGCATTGTGTATGTTTTTCCACTTTTTGTTTTGCACACCAAGATGTAGCGTACGTATCTATCGCCATGAAAGTTTGCGGCTACAAAACTAGAACTTTCGACCGTGGCTAGAATGTCAGTTGCTTTAAATACAACCTTATCGCCAACGTCAATGTCTTTTGCGTGAGTTTCGGCGTACTGCTTTTCCATTAATGACAGTATTTGCTTTTCAATATGTTCAATCTCATTTTCCAGCGCATCTATTTGATCTTCGTATTCCATGATAATCTCCTATTTATTGTAGATAGCAGTATACAGTAAGTCTCGCACTTTCACTGCTCCGACCACTGCGCTATACTGTGCCAATACTCTAAGGGGCTTGACAAATGCAAAAGTTATTATCTTATATCGACAATCCAAACATTGCAGAATTGCTTGATGAAGAAGAATTAGAAGAGATTGGCAAGAAAGTCTGTGAAGACTACGGAAAAGACCGCGATAGCATGTCGTCATGGTCTGAGGCTGTAGAGAAAGGCATGAAAGTGGCCGAACCAGCGAAAGGCTCTAAATCGTTTCCGTGGGACGGCGCAAGCAACTACAAATCTCCAATGATTTATGAAGCCGTCATTGCATTTGGTGATAGGGCTTCATCTGAAATCCTCACCGAAAAGAACCTAGTGCGCGGCTGCATTACTGGCGCAGACACTCCAGATAAACAGATGCGCATGACCCGTGTCGCTAAGTTTATGAACTGGCAATTTAACTATGAGATGAAAGAGTGGCGAGACGAGCAGGAGCAGGCGCTTTATGCCTTGGCGTCTGTTGGTGTGTTCTTCAAAAAAACATTCTTTGACCCGACAGAAGGAAAGAACATTTCAGTTCCAATCTTTTATCCTAACTTTGCAGTTAACCAAAACGAGCGCAGCATGTCTGCAATGACTCGCTTCACTGAGTGCAAAAACTACTCTGATAATGAAATTAAAGAGCGCATCTCTGCCGGTATCTGGCTAGATATTGAGATGGACAAAGAAGATGAAGACGACAACGAGGACGGCGACGAAAGCGAAGAAGTTGAAGTCACTGATGATTTCCTTGAGCAGTGCACAGCTATTGACTTAGACGAGGATGGGTATGCAGAGCCGTACATTGTAACAGTACACAAGCCGACAGGAAAGGTTGTGCGCATCGTTGCTCGATTTGATAAGTCGTCAATCTTAGTTAAGGTTGGGGAAGGCATAGTCGCGCCACTATCTCAGGTTGAGCAACAAGCAATTGCCAGCGTAGCTACTGAAGAGCTGAAAAACGTAGCGGCAATGACGCCAGAAGAGGCTGATGCAGTAGACCAAGAAAAGTTTGTTGAAGAGTTGAAGTCGAAAGCATACAAAGGCATGACGATTGTCAAGATTAAACCAGTAGGATTAATCACCAAGTATGGCTTTGTCGTTGCCCCTGATGGCACATTTTTAAATTGGGGTTACTGTCACTTGCTGGCCGGAGCTTGCGAGCTAATCAACACGACCACAAACCAGCTAATCGACTCAGGTACGCTTGCTAACTTGCAAGGCGGCTGGAAGTCAAAAGAGTTCCGGCAAAACAAAAAGCCAATGGTCGTTAAGCCTGGAGAATACACACAATTAGACGTAGACGCAGAAACACTTAAAAGCGGCATCTTGCCACACATTTTTAAAGAACCGTCTCCAGCACTTATGCAGATGAATGAGACGGCAAAAGCTGAAGCTCGTAACATGTCAGCAGTCATCCAAATGGAAGGCATGATTGCACCTAATGCGCCAGCAGCTACGACGCTTGGCATCCTGCAAGAAAAGATGATGCCGACGTCAACTCTGATTGGCCGAGTCTTGCGCTCAATGTCTGAAGAGTTCAGCAAGATGTTTGACTTAAACGCCAAGTACACCGACCCGCAAATCTACCTGCAAGTGCTGGACGACCAGCAAGCTGATTATGCTCAAGACTTTACACGCCAAGGCTATGACATTGAGCCAGTTGCAGATGCCACCAAATCAAGCCAAATGCAGAAGATGCAAACAGTGTCAGTCCTGATTGAGATTGCGCCACTGTTTGATAATCCGACACCCGCTAATATCGCCATTGCTACTAAGTCACTGCAGGCGATTGGTGAGGATGAGCTGGCAATGCAGTTATCACAACAGCAGCCACCACAAACAGACCCGCAACTATTGCAGATGGAGCATCAGCGCCTGCAAATGGAGCAGATGAACGCTCAACTGCAGCAGCAGAACAACGAGCTGCTAAAGCAGCAGCATGAAATCAAGATGGCAATGCTTGACTTAGAAATGAAGAAGCTAGAGCAGAAAGCTGCAGAGCTTAACTTGAAGGTTAAAGAGCAAGAGGGCAAAGTAGGCCTTGAGCTTGCCAAGTTAGACGCTGAGGCAGATAATAAAAACGCTGACACTTCACTGAAGGAGGCGCAAACCATCAAGACAATTAACGAAGCGCATCAAATCATGGCGCCGAAAGTTGACATCAAAATAGGAGCGATACCAGATGGCATGCAAAGGCAGTAAAAAAGGTGGCAAGATGCCACCTAAGAAGAAGTGAATCACAGCCCCTTAATTGGGGCTTTTTATTTTAAGCGCAACCAATTAAGAATTTTTTGCGTCACACCTTTTTCATGGAAGCTTTCATTGACTTCTTTCTTGGCTATAGCTGCAGGGCGCCCTCCATTTATCGTTTGCCAGTCGGCCCAATACTTAAGCGGAGAATAATTGTTAATTGAACCACACGCATCAGCCAATTGCCTTTCTGCCTCTATTCGCAAGCGAGATCCCCTGCACATATAAACATCATAGGATTTATTCATCTTTTTTATCCTTATCGGTTTCAGGAAAGAGCTGAGCAACGACGTCATCTGAGAACTTTTCAAAAGCTGCATCCAGCACTTTACGCATCTTTTCGGGGCTGCCAATTTCAATGTAAGTTCTGCCGTATTTATCAATTTTATGTTTTATCTTGCTAGTCATTTTAATTCCTCAATAACATCAACATACCCATCAATTGAAACAGATTGCACTGAGTGATACGCTTTTCCGTACCTTTCCTTTAAGTACGAAATTACCTGCTCAACATTAGTTTTTGGAGGGAAGCAAAGCCTTAAGCTCTCTGTGTGCTGGGCTTCAACCATATCGGCTAGCCTATCCTCATATGTCTTTGGGTATTTTTCTGTGCCCCAAGATTTCGGCCTTATGTTTTTTACTGTGATTGTTAGTTCAACCTTATAAATTACGCTTAATGACTTAACCATTGCAACCTCCAATAAAATCAAAAACCAACCATACCACACCACCATCAAACAACAAATCCGACCAGTTAACCGCCAATAAATTGACACCGCCAATAAATTGACAGATACTAATAACGCGCACGGCGCACATAGACAAACAACATAGAGACTTGCACAATGAGCAAAGAAAAAGACCCGCTAGGCTTTGAAGCAATCATCAGCACGATGAAGACGCATCACAGCATTAATCCTATCCAAGAAGACCATCTGCAAGACTGGAATTTACACCCAGTTACCATCCGACTAAAACAACTACTCGCAATCGACAAGCATCAGCGCTTAGCTAATGTGGCTATTCCCGCATCTGCTGAAGTCATTCGCATGTACGATACGATTATTGAAGATTCGCTATTGGAGGGTGAGCATGACAACAATTAGACCAACAGGTTACTACGTCTTAGTCGAGATTGAAGAAGTATCCGTCAAATCAACTGGCGGAATTATCATTGAGACACACAAAGATGAAAAGCGATTAGTTGAAGCGCAGTGCGTCGGAACTATACTGGCGTTTGGGCCTATGTGCTTCAAAGGTCTTGAATGCGGCTGCAACTCACCTGAAGAATGGGGCTTGAAAGTAGGCGACAAGGTGGAGTTTAACTCATACGACGGCAAACGACCAAAGGCGCTAGGTGCAGACACTCGCCAGCGATTAATCATAGACCAGCATATCATTGGAGTAATCAATGACTGAACAAGCACAGCAAGCCGAAGAAGCAGTCAGCTTTGAAGGTATTGAGTTCGTCGGCTTTGAAGATGAAGCTCCGCAGCCAGAAAAAGAAGTAAAAAAGCTGCCTGACGAATCAGAATCCGAGGACGAATCAACAGAAACTAAAGACGAACAGCAAGAACCTGCGCCGAAGCAGTTAAGCGAGTCTGAAACAGAAGCTCGCTCACGCGGATGGACGTCAAAAGCAGAGTGGATTGCAGCAGGCAAAGACCCAGACGATTGGGTAAGCGCCAAGCACTTCAACGAGAAAGGGCGTCTAATCAGCCAATCTCGCAAGCTTGAGCAGCTTGAGAAAACGTTTGACACTCGCATCAACAATGTCAAGGTTTTGTATGAGGCGCAAGCCAATCAGCTAAAGGCTGAAAACGCACGCCTGCAAACAGCTAAGCGTGACGCCATTCGCTACGGTGAAGTGGACGAGGTTGAGCGCATTGACAAAGAGCTGATGAGCAACGCTGTCAACCTGATCAATGTTGAGCGTGCAGCAGGTGCGAATACGCCGCAACCAATGCAGCCATCTCAGGATGAGCTAGCGAAAGAGGCAGAGTGGGAGCGTAGCAATCAATGGATTAACGTAAACGACCCTACATCTCCAGAGTTCGGCAAGGCGGCATACACTCGCAACTTATACGGCCAATTACTGCAACAGTATCCGACATCGACTGCAGAAGAGCGCATTGCTTATGTAGAGCGCGAAATTGCAGCTAAATTCCCGCAAGCACCAAAAGCTAACCCAAATCGAGAAAAGGCAGCTTTAACTGATACCAAGACAAGCAACCATGCGCCAAGCGGAAAGCTGACATGGGCTGACTTATCACCTAGTGAGTTATCAGACTACAACAAGTTTGGCTCTACGTTTTACAAAGACAAAGCCGAATACCTGCAAACAGTTTCAGACATTAGACGAGGCAAAAAATGAGCACACGTCCACGCTTAGGCGAGCAAGCAATCACAAAACAAGACCAGCAACGAGGCGATGAGCGCAAAATTGAGCGCGTGTCAATGGCTAAAGGTGTAAATCTTGACGTAAAAATTCCAGAAGGCTATACTGGTTATTGGGGCAATCCTCAGATTTCTGGTAGGATTGAAAGATTAAAGGCTGCTGGTTATGATTTCCTGCTAGATGCAGACGGCAATCAAATCCGCAAAACTAAAGGCGGTGGCGAATCCATACTAATGGTAATACCAACGCCGCTATATGAAGAAGACATTGCAGCAGGTCAGCGGAAAATTGACGCGGCTGTTGCAGAACAACAAAGACTTGGCAAAGACGAGTATCACGACGGACGAGGCGTATTAAGCCGCGATTCAGTCATCTAAAAGACCATAAGCGCCTTTTGGCGCATCTCCCAGCCGCTCGCTTGAGTTATTGGCATCAGGGAACAAAACAAACAAACTTTTTGATAACTTAATCGAGGCTACTATCATGGCATTTACGCTATACAATTCAGGCGGCACAGCAGAAAATGCTGGCAAAGTTCGCCGCGTAGCAGTTGCGGCTGCTCACGCATCAATTATCGCTCCTGGCGATGTTGTTTATTACACTGGCACTTCAAACGCTGACGGCGTTGCTGAAGTTGACTTCTCAACAACTACTGGTCAACAAGTTGCTGGTATCGTTGCTGCCGTTGATTACAACGTTGCTGGCGAAAACCTGTCTTACACTGGCCTGTCAGCAAGCACTGCTGGTTATGTGTTTATCCATGGCGACCCTAATTTGTTGTTTACTGTGCCTGTCACGGCAACTTTAGCTGTTACAGATGTTGGCTTGAATGCTAACAGTAACTTTGCTGTGTCTACTCGCTCTGGCGTTTTAGATACGTCTAACAACATCTTGAACGCTACAGGCAAAGCAACAACTGCGACGCTGCAATTCCGTATTGAAGGCTTATTACCTGACGCCGCTGGCGTATTGGGTAACGTTGCATTAGTGCGGATCAACAACCAATCTGCGACAGGGGTATAAATCATGGCTGGTACTATTACACGTGGTAATTTTCCACGCACCCTACAAGAGGGTATTAATAAGGTTTTCGGTCAGCGCTACAGCGAGCATAAAACTCAGTGGACTGACATTTTAGACGTTGAAAACAGCAAGAAAGCATTTGAGCTAGACCAGCAGGTTGAAGGCATGGGCTTGGCTGGCGTTAAACCTGAAGGTTCAGACGTTCCGTTTGATGATTTCCGTCAAGGTTATGCGCCTAAGTACAATCACTTGACATACGCAAAAGGCTTTGTTGTTACTGAAGAGGCTTTAGAGGATGAGCTGTACGGCCTAATGAGCAAAAAAGCTCGCATGCTGGCATTCTCTATGCGTCAGACTGAAGAAGTAGTTGGCGCTAACATTCTGAACCGCGGCTTTAATGGCGCGTTCACCATGACCGACGGCGACGGTAAAGCACTGTTTGCTGTTGACCATGGCTTAGGCCCGTCAGGTGGCACATTCAGCAACCGCCTAGCTGTAGCTGCTGACTTGTCTGAGGCGTCGATTGAAGATTTAACAATCCAAATCGGTCAGGCTGTTGATTCTCGCGGCCTGAAAATCATGCTGCGCCCTAAGCGCTTAATCGTGCCTGTGGCTTTACAGTATGAAGCTGCGCGCATCCTGAAGTCAGCGTTACAGAATGACACTGCAAACAATGCAATCAACGCATTAAAAGACATGGGCGTATTCACCGATGGCGTATCTGTGAACAACTACCTGACGTCTGATGATGCTTGGTTCATTAAAACAGACTGCATGGACGGATTAAAACGCTTCAACCGTACCGCTGTTCGTTTCGGTGAAGACAATGCCTTCTTATCTGGTAACGCTCGCTTTAAAGCGACTCAGCGTTATTCGGTGGGTTGGTCTGACCCTCGCGGCGCTTACGGCTCGCAAGGTACTGCGTAATAATAAACGGGCGGCTTAGGCCGCCCTTTCTTTACTTTTAACAATCGAGGTATACAATGTCAGGCACAGACACTAAAGGCAAAGACGGCAAAAAGAAAAATGGAACTCGTAAGCCAACAAGTAAGTAATTACACGCTAGCCCTTGCTTTAATATGGCTCTTAATCGGGCTGCTTTTAAACGTAAGGGCTTTTATCATTCTGTCAACACTTATTTTTTATACGCTTCTTCACATCACGCTACCGACAGACTTTGACAAATTTGTTATCTGCTCAATACTCTACTTTCACTTCTCATCGTCAAATATCAAGCTTTCATCTGAATATCGTAAGGCATTTATTGCCTTTGGTGTTATATACTTAATAGGCAGCATAGACCACTTCAGCTACACCCATCTGCACATCGACACTAAATTCGACAGAATCCAGCCGTATCTGATAACCATAATCAATGCTTATGTGCTGGCTTACCTATTGGGCGGCGGGAGGCTTCAAGGTGTACATGGACTTGTTTATTATTGCATTCAACGCATTCGTTGGTATAAACTGCATATACCACGTATTCATTAAACCAATTCTGAGAAAACGCAAGAATGAAGCCATTGCTAGAAATAATGATGATCACAAGTGACCACCTAGGCGCGTTCAGCGGTAAATTCATTAATGCGTTTGGAGCCTTATCAATCGGAGCAGGCGCCGCAGTTGGCGCAATCAGCTCAGTCACAACAATACAAACAGACCCAGAAGTATGGCTAAAACCAGAATACGTCATGGCAGCATCAATATTTGGCTCTGTATGCTTCGGCATTAAACACCTTTACGACTTCATCAACTCAATCCTAGACCGACGCGCAGCTAAAAAGAAAGCAGCAAATGAAGCAAAATAAGCCAAAAGTAAATTTTACATTTAGCAGAAGAGCGGCTGAAAGATGGGATGAAAGATGCTCTAAGTTTGATTTTAACAGTGAGATGTGCGAAATACGTCGAGATGAGCAAGCAGAAATGGATTTGTTTATCCTTGGTGTCGATAATCACAGGGTTTACACAACAAAGAGTGGAATAATTCTTATTGCCGTAAATGCCATTGTAACCACTGTAATTTACAAGCTAACTCCAAACCAAGCCAAATTAAATAGAAAAGCCAAATCTTTGACGCCAAAAAATTGACGGTATATACTGATTGAAACCTTGCGGCATGGTGCCGTGTTGGATAATGAGGTGTATCAATCATGGCTAAACGTCGCCAAACCCGTTTTAATGCTATCAGTCTCGAAGGTTCATTTGGTCAGCGCGATTCACAATCGAATGGCACAAACACCCGCGATACTTTCATCAAAACTTTTGAAATCCCACTGATTCGCGTCGCTTCAGGCGCATTGCAAACAACCAACATCGAAGCTGGTAGTAAATCAATCCAGGTTATTAGCGCCTATATTGATGTTGTAACCGCAGAAGCTACCGCGGCAACTAAAACTCTAACCGTTGGCATTGGCGGCGCTGCGGCTAACATTCTTGGCGCAACGTCTGTTGCTGCAACTGGCGCGGTTGGCACTACACTGCTTCCTGCAATCAAGCTGACTACAGCAAACAACAAGTTCACATACACGCTAGCAGGCGCAGACTTCGCTGAATTCGTCGGCACTGCAATTGTTACCGCCGTTTGTTCTGACGTTTTATAAGGGGATAAATCATGGCTAAAGGCGAAATTACCAAGCCGGATGCAAATCCAGTTGTTTACCCTTTAAATCATCGCGCATGCTTTGACGACATCACCATTCAAAACAATACAGGGGCAGACATAACCGTCACCATTACTGCGCAAAATGTGCAAAAGGTTGCTGCAGGCTCTGTAGTGTGGTCAGCTCCAGCGGCTGGTGCATTAGTGATTACTGCAGGCAGCGTTGGCGCGCTTGTGCAGCCTGCGACTGCCGCAAAGTTTAGCGGCGCTGGGACTGGCAAGATAAATGTCGTGGAGGCATACTGATGACCACTAAAACGCGCATTAATGGTGAGAATTACACTCAGTTACCTAGAGTTGTATCTGACGACATTATTTTAAAAGGTTTACCACAGACTGCTGGTGCCCCTGATGGGTATGGCGATTTGGGCGAGGCTGTTAATTCTTTGATTGGCTGGCGTCAGGGTGAGCTGCCGAATGAGGTTGTAGCAAGGCTCCCTGCTGAGCTATCTGGTTTAATGCCGATTATTAATCTTGGAAGGTTTGACTGTAATATAAAGCCAAATGATATATCTGAAATATCCGAATACACCGACACTGTGTACGTTAACATTGCCAGAACAGATGATGCCGGCAGCGGCAATCAATGGAGCTCTGCAAAAAAGTATTTGTCATCGGCTATAACGGCAGCTAATGCAAAAGCTGGCCCGACAAGAATCTTTGTGATGGCTGGCGTATATCCTAAGATTGCAGCTTTTGGCTCAGCGAACGCCGCTGTATTTCCAAATAAAAAGATAAGTATTGAGGCTGTATATGGCAGGGTTCAAACTGGTGCGTTTGATGATTTAACATGGGCTAAAACAGGGGGGCAGGTCAACGTGTACGAGGCTGCAAGATCATCTGCGCAGACTGCATATAACCCACTGCTAACTGACCAATTCGGGGATTACCTTTCGTATACTTATCAGTCGTCAATAGCCAATGTAGATGCCAATCCAGGCTCTTGGTATACCGACAACACCACAGTTTACGTGCATGCTCATGATAGCTCGCCGGTAAGCAACAAGAATGCTCGCGTATATTATGACAATTACGGCGCTTACTTTACGACCGTCAACGATTTATACATAGCTGGATTTGACTTTGAGGGTGGAAAAGCTCCGCTAACTGTGACTGGTGGCACTAACAACAAGGTGCTTACTGTTGATTGCTCAGGAAAGTATGGGGCGGCTGGCGCAAGGTCTGTTATGACTGCTCGTGATGGCTTTCAAATTCTCGGCTGCAAACTTTGGGCGGCGTGGGATTGCGTGGCTAGCAGCAACAGTAAGGACGGATTTAATGTTCACAAGGAAGGTTCAACAATTCCGTTTGCTTTAACTGTCAGATGTAAAGGTTATAACAATGGAACTCTTGTTAGCTCTCTATCAAATAACGGATATACGCTGCATGAGGGCGTTGCTGGAGTGGATATTGGTGGCGAGTATTACTATTCATACGGCACAAGCTCCGGTCATGTTGATGATGACACGCTTGTTTACCATTATGGCGCGCGCGTTGGCTACACGGTCGGCGATACTATGCGCGTAGCCGGTTCAATAAACTATGGCGGTTACGGAATATTTAATGGCAACGGCGCTATGTACTTGGACTCTTGCGAAGATGTTGGGTGCTTGGTTGGCCTATACACTGGCCTTGATGCAAACATATACATCAGAAATCACACTGGAACAGGTCAGAGAGTTGGCAACATAACTGATTATTAATGAAAGAGGCATAAAATGGCACCAACAAAGCAACCAAAGGCATAACATGACCCGCACAAAAGCAAGTAAATACACAGCAGGCGACCACAAGGTAAGATGCGACTTGTGCGCTCTTATCTTTAAGCGCTCGGAAACGCGCCTGCAGTGGGATAACTTGCTTGCGTGCAATGAGTGTTTTAGTCCGAAACATCCGCAGCTTAATATCAAAGCTAAAGCCGATAAGCAAACTGTGGACATTGCCAGACCTGAGCCAGAAAACGACGATGATTTGTATTTTTACGTGCCAACAGCGGATGACCTATAATGGCGACTACTGCACTAAACATCATTAAGCGAGCATTGCGACTGGTTCGGGTTTTAGACCGCAACCAGCCATTGCAGGCAGAAGATAGAAACGATGCGCTAGACTCACTGAATGAGCTAGTGCTATGGCTTCAAACTAACTACAACCATCTTTGGACGGAAACGCAAGCTATCGTTCTGATGGAGCAAGGCAAGCAGTTTTACACCATGGGCGCTAACTCTGACCGCGTAGTCAATCGTGATGACTTGCGTAGTCGCTCATTAAGCGCCGCTGCAATCACCGGAGCGACATCAATCACTGTCGCAGCTACCAATGTGCTGCTTGGAGATAAGGTTGGCGTGCTGCTTGATTCTGGCGCATTCCACTGGACAACCGCGTCTTTAGCATCGGCAGGTGTTACGATTACACTAACCGATGCTTTACCATCTGACGCAGCATCAAGCAATACAATTTATGTTTATACTGACACAATTCAAAGACCTTTGCGGATTGTCAACGCTCAGTTTGCATATCGCATAACTGATTCTGAAATCCCGCTTGACCCGTTTAGCCGCGATGAGTATTTCAATCAACCTGACAAGACTACGCAAGGCTCAGTAAGCCAATACTACTATTCACCACAATTAAACAGTGGTGTTTTATACGTATGGCCAACAGCTCAAGCGAATGTAAACGTCATGCGCATGACCTACATTCGTCCGCTAGTAATCGCACTCAATAATATTGACGCGCCTGACTTTCCTGATGAGTGGCAAGAGACTTTGGCGTATCTGCTTGCTGTGAGATTAATGGATGAATACGGGCTGGAGCAAGACCGGCAAGCAATGTTAAAGCAAAAAGCAGACGAGTTGCTGTCTGGCAACATGGCATTTGATAACGACGGCGATTCTATCAAGGTCGAAGTTTATAGGTATTATTGACATGACTACTAAAACACGCATTAACAATGAAAACTATAGCCAAGTACCAAGGATGGTGTCTGATGATATTATCTTAAAAGACCTGCCGAATACAGCTGGCGCACCTACTGGTTATGGTAGTTTGGCAAGCGCCATTAGCATGACAACAGAGACATCTAGCGGATGGGCGTCCTATGTTGACACTCAATATACGGTCGGGTCTCCATTTTCATTATCTGCTGCTACAGATACCAATCTTCCGAATAACGCCGGAACAAAGATTGAAACTCAAAAGCCGACTGATATCGCATCATTTTACACTGCTGGAAAAATAACTGGCAGAAATGGCGATGGCTTGTCTATGCAGATTTTTTTCTTTGCTGTGCCGTCAGCCCCAAATCAATATATGGACATTTGGATCGACATAGGGTCGCCAGTTGGTCAGCTTTACCGTCAGTCTTTTAGCTTCCCGCGCGGCGCCGGAATAGCTCGCGGAATCATGTACGCGCTGCCCTCAGCTTACACGCTAAATACTTGGGAGCTAAACGGCGGGACAGTTAGGGTTGTTAGCGATGCATCATGCTCGATATACGGCGTGACATACAACTTTTCGCGAACCCACAAGGCAAACTAAATGAGAACAGAGCTACCGATTGCAACGGGTTACTATGTATCAAGCTCTATTCCTGTGGCGGCGCAGGAGTGTACGAACTGGTATGTTTCGGTTCCAGAGACCAGCGCGTACACTAAAGCGCAGCTATTCCAAACTCCAGGATTGCAGCTAATTTTAAACGTGGGTGACGAGAAGAAAAATCGCGGAGCGCATGTGATGGCTGGGGTGCCATATTTCGTTTGTGGGCAGCGCCTTTACAGGTTGGACCGAAACGTCACAGTTGACGGAGTAGAGTCTTTTAATCCTGTTGATATCGGCGAGATTGAAGGCGCTGATTATGTGTCAATGGCTGATAATGGCGACCAGCTTTGCATCGTTGTCCCTGACATTAAAGGTTATATCTATACTCGCTCATCAGATATGCTGCAGACGATTACGTCAGCCCCATATTATGATTTAGGCCCATCTCGACAAGTTGTTTACGCTGGTAGTTACTTTATCCATCAATCGCAGAGAACGCTGTTCAACTCCGCGCCAAATGACGGGTTATCTTATGATGGGTTAGACTTTGCAGAGGCGGAATCTGACCCGGATGACATTGTTGGCATTCATGTTAGCCGAGGACAGCTATTTGTTGGCGGCTCTGAAACAACAGAAATCTGGCAAAACGTCGGCGCCCTGAATTTCCCATTTCAGCCGATACAGGGTTCAGTATTGCCTGTCGGCGTAAGAGCTAGGAATTCAATTGTACCTTTCGGCAACTCATTCGGTTTTGTTGGTGCAGACATTGGCGGACAGCCTGCAATTTATCAGTTTAGTGGAAACAACTTTGACCGTATTTCAACAACTGCGATTGAGTACCTGCTGCTGCAATACTCGCAAGAGCAAGTTGAGTCAATTGTGGGGTTTCAATACTCGCAAGATGGCGCTGTGTTCGCCGGATGGATATTGCCAGACACCTGTTTAGTGTATGACGCAAAAGCGTCTTCATTGTCGCAAAAACCAGTTTGGCACGAGCGGAAATCATTCATTAACGGACAACAAACAAGATGGCGTGTCAACTCAGTTGTGCAGGCTTACAACAGATTGTTCGCTGCTGACTTTGTTTCTGGTCGAATTGGCCAGTTAAGCAGCGCAGTACATACAGAGTATGGCGAGTATATCCGCCGTCGCGTTACTGCGGGGCCATTCAACAACTCTGGAGGCTGCACATTTTGGTCGTCAGTTCAATTAATAATTGATGGCGGCAATGATACCGTAGCTGGTCGTGGTGGCGCTGTCGATATGTCTTACAGCGATGATGGTGGCAAAACGTGGGGCGTCGAATCAACTCGGGAAGTTGGTATGATTGGGGAATACAAAATACAGCCAACATGGAATAGGCTAGGCATGTGCCGCAATGCTCGAGTGTATCGATTTGACTTTTCCGATAACTGCAAGCTGGTGATTATCGGGCTGATAGGAGACTTTGGCGGTGGCAGATAAAAAGATTATTGCACCATTTCGCACAACGCAAATAGTTAATGGCGGATTACCCGAGCAGCGCTTTGCATCTTGGTGTGAAGGTGTAACGAGGCAAGTCAACGGATTTGAAATTGAAGGCTCGCCAGAAGGCGCGCTAGACGCTCAACGGTTTAGCTTGTGCGTCAATGTTTTGACAGATACAATGTATATTAAATCAACAAGCGCCGGAATTTTGACAGGATGGAAAATAATACCGTAGTTTATCGGACTTTCGATAAGTCAGAAATACTTGAAATACTACGGCATCCAGCCATAATTAAGACGATTGCAGAGGGTGACTGTCAAGATATTGACGTAAACCCTGAAAAGACATGCTTCATCGCGTGCAAGGTTGACAACGAATTATCAGCAGTATTCATTTTTGACAAATTAGGCGCGGCGACAGTTGATGTTCACGCGCATGTATTACCAGCCAAAAGACAGCACTCCAAAGACATAGGCGCGGAAATTCTTCGATACTTTTTCGATATTGCGCCATGGGCACACAAACTAACCGCGATAATCCCTATTTGTTACCCTAACGTAATTGCATACGCGCATCAGTTTGGGTTTATTAATGAGGGTGTCAATCGCAGAAGCTACGCGCTGGATGGCGTCTTAATAGACCAAATCTACCTAGGCGCAACTCAGCAAGAGGTGCTCAATGAGCTTTGTTAAAGACACATGGTTTGGCGGTGCTGAAAAGAAGGCAGCTCAACAGCAGATTGCAGCTGGTGAGAAAGCGTCGCAGATTAATCAGCAGTATTACAATCAGGCGCGTGATGACATCCTTAAATATATGGGTCCGTCATACCAGAATATTAGCAACGCATTCGCTCAGGCTGGCGACTTAATCAGTCAAGGCAAAGCGTCGGCTTCAGATATTCTTCGCCAATCATTTTCAAACTCAAATCAAACAATACAAAGCGGTAATGATGCAGTAATGTCTGCGCTGCTTGGGAGGCCACAGCAAATGCAATTACCACAACAGCCGCAAACAATGCAGGCTGGCGGTCTGCGCCAAATGTCACCACTTACTGGCAATCCAATGCAGTCACAACAGCAGTACGGCATTCAGAAAGGCGGTGGCTCATTTGAGTCAATGCAAGGAATCCCAACGCTATCAGCGCAAGACGGCGGTCCATTCATGGGCGGCGGAGTGCCGAACCAGAATTACCAGCCTATGCAAGTAAATCAGCAAGCAACCGCAATGCCGCAAACAACTCAATCTCAGCCATTGCCTGCAGCTCAAACGATTCAGGCTCCTGACACATCAGGTATTGGTCTAGCTGGTGCTGAGCAGGCTTTGCAAGGTGGATTGCAGGGACAGGTTGGCTCTTACATGCAAGGGGCTGGAATGGCGCAAAATGCGCTTGAGCAATCTCTTGGCGGTCAGCTTGGAGCGTTACGCTCTGGTGTTGGAGGTGCGGAGAATGCACTTAATCAATACGGATATCAAGCTTTAGGTGCAGCTAATCAAGGCTTTGGGCAGGCAAGAAATGACGTATTGAATGCTAATGCTATTGGTAGGTCAGACATACTTGGTGGGATAAATGCGGCTAGCGGGTCAATTGGTGCTGGCGTAGGTATACTAGCTAATGCTCAAGACCAAGGCCTTGGTAGAATAGACCAGTCTACTGGTCGAGCAATTGAATATCTCAATCCATACTCAAGCACTGGGCAGGCCGCGCAACAACAAGAGGCAGCCTTATCTGGGGCGTTAGGCGCAGAAGCCCAGCAGGGCGCCATCAATCAGTTTATTGAATCTCCAGGGCAACAGTTTTTACGCCAGCAGCAGGAGAAGGCTTTGTTGCGTAATGCGTCTGCAACTGGCGGGCTGCGTGGTGGCTCTACGCAAACAGCGCTACAGCAACAGGCTTACGGCATTGCTGCGCAAAATCAGCAGCAGCAACTTGAAAATATGAGAAATATTGCGCAGCGCGGACAGCAAGCGGCTACTCAGCAAGGTCAGTTTAGCCAAACTGGCGGCATTAGCGGTGCTAACTTGATTGGTCAAATTGCTGGGCAGCAAGCAAATCTAATGGGGCAGCAAGCTGGCATGCAGGCAAATGCAGGATTAAATCTTGCGAACTTGGGCGCTCAGGCTGGCGCTCAGGCTGGAAACTATGCAGCTCAGGGTGGTCAGTTTGCCGGAAATACATTGAATCAGCTTGGCGGGACTATCGGCGGTTTGCGCGCTGGACTTGGTCAAAATGAAGCTAGCTCAATCGGTAGCGCTGGAAATAATCTAGCTCAACTGTTCACCGGCACAGGTCAGCAAGTTGGCAACGCCTACGGCAATGCAGGCCAGCAAATGTCAGGGCTTCGCTCGCAGGCTGGGCGCGATGTTGCTACACAGCTTGGTCAAACAACTGGCGCTCTTTCAAATAACCAGCTTAACTTAGGCCAAATGCTGGCAGGTCTTGACACAAATACAGCATCTCAGTTGGCTCAACTGCTAACTGGCGGAGCTACATCTGGCGCCCAGTCTCAAGCTAACCTAGCGTCAATCCTTGCTAACTTGGCAACAGGCCAAGGCTCTACTCAAGGCAATATCGCTGTCGGTCAAGGCAACGCTCAGGCGGCTGGAACAGTCGGGTCAGCTGCTGGCATGAGAGAAGGCGTCGGCACTGTCATCGGCTCAATATTCGGAGGTTAATTTGTTTGATACCAGCTTTTACAATCAACAACAAGGCGGATTGCGCGGTGGGTATGCGCAAGGCCAGCAAGCATTTCATGGTGCAGATAATGACGCGCTGCTAAAGCAGGCTATCGAGCAAATACAATCAGGAGCTGACAAGATGCAAGTTATTGCAGAGCTGGACGCTAAAAACCCAACAATAGGCGCTAGATTAAAACAGCTGCTTGGTATGGGTGATGGCGCTACAAGCTCAAATGCGTTAAGCTCAGTAGCATCTGGCTTGACTAATATGTTTGGGGGTTGAGATGTTTGATACAAGTATTTATCAGCAAGGGCGCGGCTTGCGCTCTGGCTTGCAAACTGGCGCTGCAATTGGCGGCATGATTAGCGACTATAACGCCAATAACGCAGTAAAAGAAGCTGCACTGCAAATCCAGAATGGAGCCAATCGTGAGCAAGTAATCCAAGGCTTGATGGCTAAAGACCCTAAGGCCGCTCAGTCATTAATGAACATGCTGGGTGGTGGTCAGGCTTTGCAGCAGAATGACCAATCGCTTGAGCGTGGAGTTCAGGAAATACAAGCGCTAACTCAGAAGGTTGGCATGCAATCAATGCAATCAGCTGCAATGCCTTTGTTTGGCGCTTTATTTGCCAATGATGATAAGTCAAGAAATAGTCTTATTACAGAAGCTGCAAACGTATTTGTAAAAAGTTCACCGGCTACCGCGGAAATGATTTTAGGTATTAAAGACTTACCTGATGAGCAAAAAGCTGGAGCATTAAGTGGCATTGTTAAAACTCTGCGGAAGTCTGGGATTTTCCCTGATGACCCTTCAACGATGAACCAAGGCGGAGTGGCAGGCGAGCAAATAAAAATGCTGCGGGAAATGGAAGCCAATAATGACCCATACGCAGCTCAGTTTAAACAGATGATCCTACCTGGCGAAAGAGCGCAGGCTCAGGCTGATGTAAAAGTTGGGACTGAGAAGAAGTTAAGCCCAATATTGGCAAACAGGGAAGCAGAAAAACAAACTGCATTAGAGGGTACTGCTACAGGTAAGGCAGAACTGCAAACAAAAGAGCAAGCTGTTCAAAAATCGACTAGAGAGATGCAGGCTGCTGAAAAATCGAAGGCAGATTCAGTCGCGTCAATTAACTCACAACTTCAGCAGTTGGCATCAATTTCAAAACATCCAGGACTTGATTCTGCTGTTGGTATATCCAGCTATGCCCCATCACTGAGAGGCGGTGACGCATACAACTTTGAGCGGCAACTTGAAAAGTTAGATGCTCAATCGTTTTTGGCCATGGTTCCTAGCTTATCCGGAATGGGCGCTTTATCTAACTCTGAGGGCGCTAAAGTTTCTGCCTCGCTATCTGCTTTAGACACTGGCATGAGCAAGGAAGAATTCAAGCGAGAACTCAAGGTCATAGAGGGAACACTAATGAAAGCCAGAGAAAGGATTGGCAGCGGGAATCTACTGACGCCAGAGCAGGTTAACGATGAACAACAGACGTCCCAGCAGCAGTCTAACATTGGTCGTTTCAAAGTAAAGGTTAAATAACATGCCAGTATATGAAGTGACAGACCCTAAAACAGGAATGACGCTAGAGCTTGAAGGAGACTCGCCACCAACAGAGCAAGAGCTTGAAGAGCTATTCAGCAAATATTCAGTTAATGAGCCAATAACACAAATACCAGTAGGTACTGGTGAAAATTCGACTATAGCCGACATTAACCAACAGCCTACAAAGCAGCCGGAGCCGTCAATTGCAGACAAGGCAATCGGAGCGCTGGAAGCTGGGTTAACCATGGGAACTGGCTCAACAACTGGCGCTATAGGTTATGGCGTTGGAGCTATTAGGGGATTAGCTAGACAAGCTGCCGGATATATGACCGCTGAAGAGGCTCAGCAGATGGCAGAGCAAGGTGCGTCTGACTTAACCTACACTCCAAGGACTCAGGCTGGGCAAGAATATGTTGCAGGAATTGGAGAGCTAGCAGGTGCATTGCCTCCTGTAGTTGCAGGCTTCTCACCACAACAGATGGCTGGTGCCTCGCAAGCTGCAAAAGCGTCGTCACTTGCCGCTAAGGAATTGCCGTCAATGATTCCTAAGCGCAAGCCAGAAGTTATGGGAGGTCTGTCAGTAGGCGCTGCAGAAGTTCCTGTCGGGCAGGTCAGAATGGCTCAAGCAAATGAATTGCCAGTACCAATAAAGCTAACAAAAGGGCAAGCAGAAAAAGATTTTGAACAACAAAGATTTGAGAGGGAAACGGCAAAGTCTAATGATATTGGTAAGCCGATAAGAGATAGGTATGCAGAGCAGAATCTACAACTGCAGCAAAACTTAGATTCTTTTATTGATCAAACAGGAACTGAGCTCCCTGAGACTAACTTCATGCTTGAGACCGGCCGCATGGTAGATAGCGCCATTAGGTCTAAAGCTGCCGTAGCAAAGAATCAAATCAGGAAAGCATACAAAGAGGCTGAGGCGGCAGGAGAAATGTCATCCCCAGTAAATATGGCTCCACTGGCAAGTTACTTGAATGAAAATAGAGCTGGAAGAACATCTGCTCCGATAATGAAAACTATTGCAGACGAGCTAGAGGTGCAAGGAGTTGGGTCTGGAAGATTAGATGATGGGACATTGCAGCTTGGTGAGTTAACTTTAGGGCAGTCCGAGAAGTTGCGGCAGACAATAAACAAATTCGCTAAGGATAACGACCCAAACGATTTACGTGTTGCATCTGAGATGAAAAATATTATTGATGCATCAACTGATGGCGCCGGAGGGGAGGCTTACAAAAGAGCTAGGGGGCTGCGGAGGCAGTACGCAAAACAATTTGAAAACACAGGAATCATAAGAGACATTTTAGGAAAAAAGCGCGGTTCTGACGATAGAAAAATTGCAACGGAGAATATAGTTAACAAGGCTGTATTTGGCGGCAGTGTTGATGACCTGAAGGCGGTAAGAAGAACATTGCAAACTCAGGGGCAAGAAGGCATGGCGGCATGGAAAGAAATGCAAGCATCTACCTTACGCCAAATAAGAAATGAAGCCACAAAAAACAACCAAGTTGACCAAAATGGGAACCCAGTAATTTCATCTGCAGGATTGAATAGGATTGTCACATCGCTTGATAAGAATGGGAAGCTTGTTAACCTATTTGGAGCTAAGGGCGCGGAGCAATTAAAACTTTTAAATGACGTGGCAAGAGATGTAATGGTTAGCCAAGCTGGAACAGTAAATAACAGCAATACATCTACAGCAATACTGGCGGCAATAGAGTCCATGTCTTATGGTGCACCAATGCTATCAGTGCTAAAATTCTCACGAGACAAGATAAAAGACAGAGCACTCAGGAAGAGGGTTGAGAGGGCGCTAAACAATGAAGGTGACAAAAAATGACAATTGCAATTTTTGTATTATTCCTGGCCTTGCTGGGCGTCTTTAAGGAAAACAAATAATGCCAAGGTACATAAACCCGCAAGTTCAATACTTCACAGATTTAGGGTTGCCGCTTACTGGCGGAAAGCTATTTTTCTATGAGCCGTCAACGCTTATTTTAAAAGACACTTACAGCGATTCAGCCTTAACTATAGCCAATACAAACCCTGTCGTTCTGGCTACCAGTGGTAGCCCAGCGGTTGACATCTGGCTAAACGGTGTCTATCGAGTAATTTTAAAAGACTCAACGGACAATGTTATTTGGGATAAAGACCCTGTTGGTGGAGACAGCTCAGACCGTCTAGCTTACCAAGATTGGGTTTCTGGTATTAGTTATAACATTGGCGATATAGTAACTGGAAGCAATGACAGATATTACGTATCTATTGTTGAGCCAAACCTGAATAACGACCCGATATCATCTCCTGTTTACTGGACTGAAACTAGGCTTCTTCGCGTATACAACGCAAATGAAACTTATCAGGTTGGGGCTGTCGTGCAAGACTCAATTGGTCAGTTGTGGAGAGCTAAAGCATTAACTGCTGGTTCTACTCCTGCGCTTGGATCTGCATTCTGGAGTCCAGCAGTTGATGGCATTGATGAGCTTAATTTGTTGACTGTTCCATCTGATTTGGCTGGACCAGCAAACTTAGCTAAATCTAACTTTTACAGACTAACAAATGCAGGACCATTCGCACTTCCATCAGTAGCGACTGCTACTGTCGGTGAGCCTATTTATTTAATCAAGGACCCGTCAATTAACCCTCAGATTGATTGTCAAGTCGGTGAAAAGATAAACATACTTGGGATTCAGTACGATAACTTTTTATACACGGTCGGTTCAGGTTTAACGCTGACGAGTGACGGCACAGAATGGGAGCTTAATTAATGGCTACGGCAGATTTGAAATTGGTTTACGGTGGTGGCGGTTCATTTAAGCCATCATTTTTTAGCGGAAGGCTCCAGATTGCAAGCGCCTCATCAGGCACGCTACTTACATTGACACCTCCGGCAGGGAAAAAGGTTAGACTTACCGGATTAATAGTTACGCCTACAGGAACAGAGGCAAACATTAGCATTACTGCTGACGGCAATGCTGTAATAACAAACCTCACATTATCAGTGGGAACTAATGGCTCTGCTGGTAATTTTTCAGTAGGCGCCCCGTGGGTTAACTCAACTGGTCAGGGAGCTGGTGATATACCATATATTGATGGCATATCAAGCATTGTCATTCAAAAGACCACTGGCTCAACTGCCGCTGCAATAGCATATTCATACGCATACGGTGAATAATGCACACTGTAACTGATGTATTAATTGACGGAAAATGGCTGACTCAGAAGCCCAGCTTTGGAGGGCAGATGGTCAGAGAAACAACTTATTTTGATGATGGAACATTTGGCGTTGTTGAGTATAGTTATGGCGGTGAGCCTGTTGATGATATGCGGATTACTCGGCTAGGATTTCTGGACAGATTCACTGATGCAGAAGCTATTGTAATTGATTTGTCATCAATCGGCGTTACTGCTGAGGCAGCCTCAATAAGGCGCTTTGTTGCAAAGGTTAACGCAGCGCAATACATAGACCTTGCGCGCGAAGATACAATTGCTGGCGTTAACGCGCTTGAGCAGATGGGATTAATTGATGAAGGGCGCGCGCTTGAAATACTTAGCCCGCCTGTAACTGATGACGAACGATACGAGGGTTAAATTATGTTAGGTACATTACCACAGCAAGGCGTTGATACTCCTTTCGTGTATAACGGATTTCAAGGTTATGTCGGAGTATGGTTTGCTCCTGAGTCCGGACACTTTTTAAATGTTGTTATTGAGCGCGCTAAGGGTGGCGGTCAGTATAGCGATGGTGATTCAACAACATGGCTGCCAATCGCGCAGTTGATTGACCCAGAAAACAAAATGACCGGCACCATCGAGCAAGATAAGGCGTTTTTGCAGTCTTTCTTGGACGGCACTACTGACAAGCTTAAAAAGCATGTTGGCTTGGTAGATGCCGACGTGCCGCCCTTTCCGGTCGAAGCTCTTGAGCAGCTTATGTGGCTGGTTAAATACGCTGTTACGTTCAATCCGGCGACAGGTAAGTTTACGGTGGCGTAAATGGAAAAACTAACGCTGATATTCGGCCGGTCAAATAAAGCGGTGGGTTTGCTCATCCGCTTTTTTGATATTTGCCCTTATGGTCATGTTGCTATTGTGAATGGTGATATTGTGTACGAGGCAGTCGGTACACGTTACAAAGGTCGGCTTGGTAGGCGCAAGGGTGTTATCAAGACGCATATTGATGATTTTAAGAAGCGGTATTCAGCATGGAGATTGGGGTTCATTTACTTAACTCCAGGTAAAACAGTTGAATCTGTTTACGCTGGCGCTGAAGAGATGGTTGCGAAGAAGCTAGATTATGACTTTGCTGAAACCGTTACCAGCCTATGGTTGTTTCAGTTATTTAAAATCAGAGTTGACTGCAAGCATGCGGTAAATTGCGCCAGTATGATTAATGCCCACACTGGAACATTTACCGCTGGCGTTGTGACTGTGTCGAGTTGGTACAATATCATTAGACCTATGAGCGAGTATTAGGGCGCTAAGCGCCCTTTGTTTTACTCTGGTAGTTTTAGAGAGCCTTTGTCGTATAGTGCCTCAATCATCTGGCGCGGCTCTATGAATTCATCGGCGTACTTCATCGCAGCATCAACAACCCGCTTGCGCTCGGCTTTGGCTTTGCGGTCGTGGTCTAGCGGTTTTACCAGAATCATATCGAAAGTTTCTATTGCAAAACCTTGAACGTCAATCCAGTTCCAGCGCTGGAACGCACCAATCACAATACCTTCTTTCATGCCTTGATGATGACAATCAACCAATACTTTAGTGCCAACTGGGGCTGGCTGATTGGCAACATTCATTTCGTACGTGTACCAACATCCCTCTTCAGGTACAGGCTCAAGCGCTGGCTTTTCCAAATAGCTCGTATCGGCTGGCTTATAGCGTTGGTCGCAAATAATAAATTTTTCTACTTTATCCCAAAAAACACCACCAACAGGATTGTTTGCGAAAGAGTAATACGTTTTTCCCATAGCGTTCACTCCAACATCATCCGGCAAATCAGGGCGCTTGCCATCAGCCTTATACTCAACGCCACAACGATAGCCATTGACAAATCCTAGCTCTTTGGCGCGTTGTTCAAACTCATCGCGAGTGCAAACGTAATCATGAGCGCAAACATCATCCGCAGGAATATATGTTCCAATGGAGTTGACATAAAGCCTGCAATGCTGATTTGATATATTCTTTGGTACTGGGCTTGGGTATTTTCCATTCAACTCAATAACCGCATCATCTAATGTTTTCATTTTCTCACCTCTCTAATTAAACTCCATCCAAACATATCACACATCACAGCTTCAACAACTCCGACCAGTGGGCTATACTGGATTTATTTGGGGGTGATATGAGCAAAGCGAGGTTAATCGGCATTGTTGGCATCAGCGCAGCTAGTACGCTTAGTTATTTCGTGCCAGACATGGAAGGTATGATTTTACGCGGCTACAAAGACCCAGTTGGCATTGTAACGGCTTGTGCTGGTCATACGGCAACTGCCCAACTTGGCAAGCCTTACACCCGCGCAGAGTGCCAGATTTTGTTAGAGCAAGACCTGGCGATTCACGCGGAAGGCGTTATGAAGTGCATCAAAGTGCCAGTCACAGCAGGACAGAAAGCAGCGTTTGTCAGTTTTGCGTACAATGTCGGCGTTGGTGCGTTTTGTAAGTCAACAATGCTCAGGCGCGTAAACGCTGGCGAAGGAATAGCAGCTTGCAGCGAGCTTAGTCGATGGACTACGGCAAAAGGAAAGGTTTACATCGGTCTAGTTAAGCGTCGTGCAGCAGAGCGGGTGATTTGTGAATCAGACTTATAAAATTATTGCTGCGGGTGTTGCGCTGCTTGTTGCTGCTTATTTTGGTCACTGGATTACTAACAACCATTGGCAAGCTAAATGGTCAAAGCATATGGAGCAAGACGCGGCGCAAGTGTTAGCCGCTAATGAAGCCATACGCGATCAGGAAAGGCTGTGGCAGGGTAAACTAGAAGAGGCAAGCAAAGATGCGAAACTACGTGAACAACAGCTTAAAATTGATTCTGATGAGCTATCTGTTACTGTTGACAGGTTGCGCCAGCAGCTCGCCTTGTCAACCAGCAAGCTACAAAGCGCAAATTCCACAGTTACCAGACTCCGCGCTTCAGGAGCGACAAACGCAGTCGTGCGAGCCGAGTTGCTCGGCTGGACTATCCAAAGAGCTGAAGAGCTGGCAGGAATTGCTGACCGAAACCGACAAAAAGGATTAGCTTGCGAGGCTGCGTACAATGCGCTAAGATTATAACGCAACCTCAACATTTGCATGAACTCACCTCCACTTTTGCCCTAGTTTACGCCAGGGCTTTTTTATTCTCCAACCGCTTATACTTGCCGTAGCTGCTATCAGATATATTTACCGCGGCACACGCTTCTTTAACTGTCATTCCGTCTCGAACAAGTCGCTTTGCATGTTCGTAGCTCTTCATCACGCGGATTGTAGCGCTGCTTTTCGGCTTTGATAATCCATGGCGATTTCTAACTTGATTAATCAAATTCTGGTCGCAATCAACTTGGTCCATAATCTGATGCGACGTATAGCCGTTTTGCAGCAATGCTAAAATCTGCTTTGATTTTTTATTTTTCTGATTCTTGCGGCTTATCAGCTCAACGCCATAAGCTCTGCAAACAATAGCTATGCGCTCAGCGGTCGTATCAAACTTAATAGCTATTTTGTAAGCCATCATTTTCTCTTTCGCCAAAGCGCAGATAAGTAGCTCATCTTCTTCGCTAAAGCGTCTACCGTTCCTTGCTTGTTGCTGCGCTGATTTATATACAGCACCTTCAAATTCATTGTTACTATCAAACATCTCAAAACTCCTTGTCAGTTGGCACAACGCCGCGCCTGCATTTAGGTGTGTTGTGCATGGCCGCTACAATCAGCGGCATTGCGAATGCGACGAATATGAATAGGCCTAGCCAGTTGTTCATGCTTCTTCCAGCACTTTCACCAACTTCGCAGCACTGTTATGCACAAAGTCGCCGTTAGCCAAAGCCCAGCCATTTGAAACTGGACGTGCGTTAACTTCTTTCTGCGTTGCCCTGATGCGTATCAACACAGGGCGCGGCTTGTATTCTGGCTTTTTCATTTCTTCTCTCCTGAGTCTAAAACCAGTATTAGAATTATTACGATGGCGATAAACCATGGTAGGGTCATTATTAATCACCAAATACCGATGCTGTATCGTCGCTGCTAATCCTGATGGAAAACTCACCGTAACAGTTTCCGCATTCTACTTCCGCCAAATCACCAGCGACATGCGGCTGTATGAAATAGTCTGCAAAAACGTATTCATCACCATCAGGCGGCTCATTGCAGAAAGGGCATTTTACTAACTCTTCTTTTGTTATTGCCTTCATCACTCAACCCTCAATGTTCTAAACGGATTCAAACAGTTGATTATTTCCATATCGGGTAGCGCCTGCGCTCGCTCAAGCTCTGCGCGCACCTCCCATGTCACAATCAGGCGCGTTGGCTTGCGCTGGTGGATTAGCTCGTAATCCTTGATTGCTTCTGCTAGTTGTTGGGTGGCTGTCACAATCTCACCGCAATTTCATCCGCATATCGTAAAAGTTCAGCCACACTGTTTTCGTTTTGCCGCGTGGCAATGTAAGCATTTTCAGAATAACTCAAATCATCCGAAAAACTGAACCGACCAGTAAAGCAAAAGCCTGCTGTCGTTTGGCGCAATTCGTCTTTTGTGCGTGCAGCTAGCATGGCTGCTTTGGCGTGGGCTAATCCGCGCATGATAGTAGCTCCTTGTTTTGGTAGATGTTTCCGATGACTACGCACGAGCCCGCCCACTCCTGACCGCTTTCTGCAATCACTTCATCAGTTCGTACAGCAAAAAATGAAGAATCTGAATCTTCCCACTTGATATAGAAAGTACCGCCCATCCAATCTATCAAATCCCCTTCATAAACATCAACGCCATTCGCGTCTAAAAGTCCGGTAAATTGCATTACAGGCATCTGTTGAAGCTTGTAAGATGGCGTGTAATTTTCTGCCGACATCTCACCTTGAGAATTAATTTTAAATGACACGAATTTAGGTGATTTTTGCATTTTCTTGCGCGCCTCATCCCAAGCGCGAAACTTAATAACCCGACTCATAAAACTACCTCCACAATAAAACGACCAAACATAAACCAACACCAGATACAAAATGCTGCGCTAAGTGACCACACGGCGGCGCAGAACAGCTTTTCGCTTAACTTCTTGTCGTATGTGCGTTGGTAGTAATCTTCTGTCAAATGATGATACGGCTCATGTTTGAAATTGATGTACTTTGACAGCCAGCTCTCGCCTTTGAATATCACTTTTACTTCTTTAGGTTGCTTCTCGATTTTCATAGCACACCTCGCATTTTAAATCCTATCAGCGCAGCGACAACCAAAGCTGCGACCAACACTGACCATACTGCAACAATCTTTTTATCCGCACCGCTCATTTGCTCACTTTCCTTACGAGTCATTTGTGGCTCTCCATATCCGTAGCGTTGTCGTGGGTAATTTGTGTATCTCATAAGCACCTCTTGGTGCCGTACTGCTCATATCGGCTATTTATTATCAAAAACCAACTTGGTTAAATAGTTCTTCAGCACTCGCAGCTTCGCTTCTGCATCTGCTGAGTACATATTTATTTCAGCGTGGAACAACTCAGGAGCACCGTAAACGCCGTGAATCGTGCAGAATAGAGCCGTTGGTTGACGCTGTACGCAGCACCATTTCATTTGGTCAACACCTTGCAAGTTCTGGCAATCAAAAATGTAGGATAACTTGTTGATGTCAGCAAGTAGCTCACAAATCGCTGGCTCTGCGCCTGCTAGGGCTTGGGTTGTTTTATCCTGGCGCGTTTTGGCTGACCATTTGCGCACGCCATGCTGCGTAATGCCGTAGAATTCTGATAGTTCTTTTGTGTTCATTTTACTCACCTCGAAAGCCAGTTATATACTTGGTAGTTTCATTAAAAACTGGAATGCTATCACCGCCTCCAGTTACCCACTCAGCAACATTCAAATCGTCGCCCTCAGTAAGCCTTGCTTTTGCAACTCGACCATCCCATAAGTGAAGAATTGCAAATTCTCTGAACATGCCTTTTTCTGCATGAGTAACAGGCTCGCCGTAAATCATTGGAAGCTCACTACCATCTGAATCATCGATAAAGTAAGTGCTCCACCGCTCACCGCAGCATTCACAATATTCTGAGTAATCAGAAAAAATCTCATTTGCCTTTTCAACCGCCTCGGCTGCTGAAGGAGCTTGCACCATAACGTAATGATCAACAGAATCATTTTGAATGAAAAACCCTCCAGAATTATTCTGTGAAAACGCAAACCATAAGAGATTTCCTTTTAAACATAAAGTCATAATATATACCTCACCATCCGGCACCATACCGTGATTCGATGGAGTAACTATACTTACGTTTTACTGATTGTACAACTCCGACCAGTTAAATAATCACAACGCCACAACACTAACCGGCAAAACTCTAAAGCGTTCTAGTATTGCAGCAGGCACCTAATCTGCTGGTGTTTCTGTTATGCAAGTGAAGCGCTGGCCTGATGTTAGGGTTATGGAGTAGGATTTCATGGTATATCGCCCTTCAATATTAGTTTTGCCATATCGCGCACATCGTCGCGGAATAGTTCATGCACTTTGTTTAGTCCTTCTTTTCGCTCATCTGCTGGCATGCCTGCAATCCATCGAGCATCGCAGTAGCACCAGGTAAGCATCATGTGTTCTATTTCTGGATCCACTTCGCTCGCTTTCTTTTCTTTTTTTAGCACCGCGTCAAGCTGGTAAGCATGGCGCTTTATTTTTTCCCAATCCATACGTTTAGCGCCTCCATAGCCGCTTTATAGCCAAGTGCAACGCATACAAAAGAGCCGTTTTCTTTTGCTGCTTTCAGATAATTTAACTGTTCATCCTCCCACGAACATAGGGTATGGTCTTGTCTTTTTAGCTCGCAGACAAAAGACGGGTTGCCAGGTATAACTATGTCACTTGCGCCTGGCGTCATACCTTCAGCTTTTTGTCTCTGCACCTGTTGCATTGTGCGCTTGCCCTCATTTCGCGGATGAATAGCAATCCTCCCGTAGCTGTCTGGGTAAAGCCTCCTTAGCTCGTTAAAAAATGTAATTTGCTCAGCACTTTCATGCGGGCATTTTTTGTTGCGGTAATCAGTGTCACCGTAGCAATCAAGCCAATCTGGGAATTTCATTTTCTAGTCTGTCCTCTGGTTGGTTATGCGCTAACACCTCATAAAATCCAGTGTTTCTATTTTTCTGTGCTGTTATCGTTTTTGGCATAGATATTTCAAACGAATTCACAAACTCCATGAATTGCTCTGCACTATCCGCAGAAACTCCGCAAGCCATGCACAATCCAGCCCACTGCGCTTGGTCTTTGCTGCTTCTTCCTTGCGGTCTGTACCATATTGCGAATGATGCAAACTCTGTTGAGTAGTCAACGCGTAACGTAATATTGCCGTTTTGAGTTTGCCATTCTTGGCACCTCCACGAAAGCACCTTGTCAGTGGTTGCCCTGTACGGGTCTTTTTTCATCTTGGTAAATTCAAGCACTAGCTTTGTGTTTGGATCCACAAGCTCGCTTTTACACTGCTCACAATAACGCGCTGCAATGTCGTTTTCATGCTCGCACTCGTGGCACTTTTTGCAGCTCCACCGATAGCTGCACCTATCGCTCAACCCTTTTACAATGCTGCGCCCGTAACACCTGCGCCCAAAGTGAGCAGGCATTGGCAAGTCATCATCAGTTAAAATTCTGTGACCGGACAGGTCAATAAAATAACCATTTTCGTCTATCTCAAATTGCTCTGGGTTTTTTCTACCGCTAAAGATGTTTTGTGTATGACAATCAGGGCATGCAGCAAGCACCGTGCTTTCTTCGCTACCAGTAAAACCAGCTTTTATTAGCGGGTTGAATATGTCACCATCTGGGCAGTGGCGCTCTATGTTTTCAGCATAATCAAGAACAAGGCAATCTGGTTTCGAGCTATGCGCTATTGCGTACAAATCGCCAGCCATATCAGGACGCAACAATCGCAGCCCTCGACCGACTATCTGTTGCAGCAAGCCAACTGATTCAGTTGCTCTTAATATCGCCACCACATCAACGTGCGGCGCGTCAAAGCCAGTTGTCAGTATTGCCACGTTTACCAGGTATTTAATTTTCATGTCCTGAAAATCTGCAATAATACGCTCGCGCTCAGACTTTCCGGTACCGCCATGCACTATCGCGCTTCGCTCTTTTGGTAAACTGTCCATAACTTCTTGAGCGTGTTGCACTGTTGCGGCAAAGATAATAACACCATGGCGAAAAGCGCTCTTGTCGATAATGTCAGCAACGATTGCCGCTGTTTTTCTTCCTTTCCCCTCGAATGCTTGTTCAACGCCTCTTGCGTCAAACTTTCCCATCTTGTCGAGAGTTAGAAAGCTTGTATCATACGACTCGATATGTTCAGGGTCAGCGTGTGGTCGCGTCAAATATCCATTCTCTATAAGGAATGGCGCATCAACACGATACAATAGGCGGTCAAAATAAGGCTCTTTCGTCTGCGTTTCTGGCACCGGATTGCCATCTTCATCATAGCGGTAAATGTAGCCAGAATTCATCCTGTAAGGCGTTGCTGTTAACCCGATAACGCGCAGCTTCGGGTTATTTTTCCTCATTTCATCAACGATATGCTGCACCGTATTTGTTATGCCATGGCACTCATCAATCACAACCGCCGCAAATCTATCGCCAAACTTTTTAAGGTTGTTTTTTATTGTTTGTGGCGAGCCAAAAATAACATCGTGCCGCAAATCAATCTTGCCAGCACTAGCACATAGCAGGCTTGCTGGATTTCCGGTTTGCAGGTATTTAGCTCTATTCTGCTCGACAAGCTCCTTGCTGGGCGCTATGCACAGCACTTTTTTTCCGCTTGCATTGTTGAGCCACTTGGCAAGCTCTGCAACGATGATTGATTTACCAGCTCCAGTGGCAAGCTCAAGAACTGCTGGCTCGATGCACTTCTTGATCCACTCCTTAGCGGCATCAACTGCCGCCTCTTGGTAGTCTCTTAGCTTCATTATTTAATCTGCCAGTAGGATGAAGGTTTGCCAACGTACTTTGACAAGTCGGCACCTGGCGCTAGCTCCTTGATTGCTTGCGCGTAAGATACTGAGCCTTTTCGCTCAACTAGCGTTACATTCAAGTCACCAATTTTACAGCTTTTGCCGCCAGCAGCATCAATCAGCGCTTGCTTCGCTTCTTCAAGCTCTGCGTTGGCAACCTCAACAGCAGCTTGTGCCATCTTGTATGCCTGTACCAAGTTGCCGCCGTCAAGATAACGCCAAGCGTTTTGCGGCTCGCGCTCAATCAAGTATTGCTGGTAAAACTTCTCTAGCTTTGGCATATTTTCGCCAATCCAGATAGGGTCTAGGTTCACTCGCTCAAGCATCGAGCCATAAGCAGACCACTGATAAAAGTCGCACCACTCGCGGCCAGAACACATCATCTCAACTTGCATCTGAGCGTAATAGTGCTGCTGTTCGCTGATTGACTTAAATCCTTCAGAGTCGTGGCGCTTACCGTACGGGCATTTAAACTCTACAACACCGTTAGCGCCAACAAGACCATCTGGTGATGCACCAAGCCATTCAATTGTTGGATGCTGCAAAAATCCAACTTCTTGAACAATAAAGCCAGTCTCTAACTCATAATCAGCAAAGGCGTTAGGCTCGCTGATGGTGCCGTATTCAGTCGCAACATTACCTTTAAATTCTGATTCTTGTCCGTGATATTCTCGCACCATTCGGCGCATAACATCTTCTGGCGTTGCGAAAGGTGACAAGCCAAGCACTGCACCAACTGCGCTGCCAGTTATTCTGCCTTTTCTTGCTTGATACCATTCATCTGTGCGTTGTTCCATTTCTCACCTCAAAAAGAAGGGCGCAAACGCGCCCATAAAATTAAAAGCCCATATCGTCGTCGCTTTCTACCACGGCGGGTGCAGGATCTGGCTCTGCAACTTTCTTGGCAACAAGTGGAGACACAGCAGAAACCCAGTTGCCTTTTTTGACTTCCATCGTTTCTTTATCTTCGATTGCCCAAACCGCCAGCAGTAATACCATTGGCTTGTTTAACAAGTGCTTTTGTAAATCCATATCTGTTGGCTTGCCAGCGACTTTCAGCAATCCACCGCCAGCGTTAGAGGCGATAGCAGCAAGCATTTTCTTTGCTTTGTCGCTTTTCTTTGCGTCAGCTTCCATGACTTTAACCTTTTGGAATATTTTACGGCCTTTATATTCGGCAGGCGCTAACACAGTCCAGCGCAGGCTAATGTATTCGTCAGACTGGTATTCATCCCACTTCGCTTCATCAATAGCCGCTTTAACTTGCGTCTTGTTTGGGATTGGCTCTAAATCAACATTTGAAGTGAAAGATCCTGTTGTGTCTAGCTTTTCTGATTGGTCGTTAAGGTTCCAGAATGACATAATTATTTACCTGCCTTTAATGATGGAATGAATTCTACAAACGGGTTTTCGCCGTGGTTTACTTGCAATGGCTCAGTGATGCCGTAGCGGTTTTTTGATACCTGGCTCGCTGCTGTATCACAGATGGCAATCCGGTTGCCGCTGCTAATTGCTTTTTTGCGCTCGCCATCGCCAGTGGTAAAAGTTTCCAGCTTGATGTAAGCCACTAAATCCACGTTGTCTGTGTAGTGCGGTGATGACTTTTTATGCAGACGCAATTCATAGCGGCTATACGGGTCTGAGTCTGGTAGCTCAACCGTACTTGTCTCGCTATGAGCAATAAAGATCACATTCATACCGCGCTGCTCATTTAGCACTTTTGCAGCTTTACGTACTCGACCATGCAGCGCAGACACAGCACCATAACCAGCACCGTAACCGCCGTTAGCTTGCGCCAGAGACTTTGGTTTTTTTGGGTCTGAGTCAACAACGTGTTCAGCAAAGAATGTTTCAAGCTGCGTCACAGAGTCAATCACAAGCGTTTCGTACTCGTGCGGCTCTTTGATTAAAGCGGTCAATTGCTGCCATAAGTCATCGACGCTAGATAGCACAGGGAAAGCGTCAGGGCGTGTTGCCTCTGGTACAGCCTGTAAGCCATCTTCTGCACGAATAAAAATAGGTTTTGGGAATGTTGCGGCCAGTGATGTTTTACCAACACCTGGCTCGCCAGTAATTGTCGCAATGATTGGACGGTCTTTCGGTTTTGCTACTGTTGATAGTAGTGACATGATTTGTCTCCTTCTTTTCTCTACTCAACGATTGCAATCCTATACTTAGCTCGTTATAGTGTCAACAACAAAATCAAACTTTATTTATAGCGGAGCAAAATACCATGCTAACAATTGAGAAAATACGACTACTTTTAAAAGACATGAATATTAACGCAGTAGCGCAAGCTGCTGGGGTGAATCACCACACTATTCGTAACTTGATGCAGGAAGGATCAAATCCTAGCTATGCCACAATCAAGGCGCTATCTGACTACTTTGAAGGGAAATACAACGTATGAATCAGAACGATTTTTTCGACGCTGGCTATAAAGTTTTTGGCCTGTACGGGGTTGATGCTAGCGGATGCTGCGAGTGCGGCAGGGCTGATTGTATGGCTTTATATAAGCATCCGCGCTCAAGCAATTGGCAACACACGCCAGAATGGTCTGATGACCAATTCGAGACTATGCACGAGATGGGGCAATTTGAAACTGGTTATGGTGTCATTGTTCAAGGGTTGCTTGTTGTTGATGTTGATGCAAGAAATGGCGGGGTTGAATCATACGAAAGATTGTGTAAAG